CCCGACAAAGCCGCCCGTTGGGGGGGTTTTTTTGCGCCATCAATCCGGCAAAACCATGCCGGTTATCAATAGCTCACGATTAGTAAAAATAAATTCTTTTTAAAATCAAAATATAGCAAAAAATATAGCATTTCTGTGTAGCTTTGCTATTTACTATTTGTTTAGCTTTGCTATAATACACACATCGAAACAAAACACACAAAGGACAGAAAAATGAACATCGCAGAATTTAGCTCAAACCCGGCAGTACAAGAAATGGTTTTTGCTGAGACGCTGGAAACTTTAAAAGAGAAAACAGGAATCACAACAGATAAATTCAAAGAATTAATGGCTACTGATAACAAATTTTCTGCGAAGTTTTTCGAAGAGATGGCCGAAACAGTTAAGGCAAGTTTCAAAAGCTTCAAAGAACAACAAATCATCTAAGTTTCTTACCCAAGCCGCTTCAAGCGAGGCGGCTTCAATAAAAAACTTAATCTGTTCTTTAAAAATCAGGAAACGCAGCGCAAACAGAGCCGCTTTGAAAGACAGGCGGCTTAATCAAGGGCTTGGGCGAGCTACCGCCAACGCGGAGGCACAAAGCCGGCTACACACGGCAGGGCAACGGCACGCGGAAACGGTAAGCCCCGACCCCTTGATTAAGACAACACACGAGGAAACGCAAAATGAATAGTTCATCGAATTTAATGGACATTAAAGTCCATACGCCACACTTGGCGAAATGGGTAAAGAGTGAGTTTGACAGTATGGTCGAGTTTGGATTTCCCGACGACCAGCTTTATCACGATGCCGTCGATACCGTGAAAATGGCGGGCGGTAAAGTGAAGCTGTCATCCGGCGACACGGATTTCTATCTGTTTTCAGACGGCACGAAATTAAAAATCACATCGTCCCCGTCAATCAAATGCGAGGTCATCGAATGATTTGCGAACCGATTACATCCGACTGGGGCATGGCAGGCGAGGACGCAGCCTACACAAGAGCGCAGGTAATCAGCGAGGCAAAGCAAGAAGCGTTTGCCGCGCTGGAAGACGAAATCGAATATCTCGTCATGAAAACGGCGTTTGAGTACCGCGAAGCCCTCAAACAATGCCAAGACGAAACCCCGCACCAGTGGGAATACAGAATGAGCCTGCGAGATGGAGCCGCGTGGATTAGCGATGAAATGATGGAAGTGATGGAAGACGCTATCGAAGACGACCATTACTACACACGAATCGAAAATCTCGACTTTTACGCAGACCGATTTATCGAGCAGGCGCGGATTATCGCCGCCTGACGACGGCAAAGAATACCCATGAAGTGGAATAGAGTAGGCAGACCGTAAGTCGTGAGTGGGAATGCCGGCGGGGGTTTTTGTTGAAAGTTTTCCCACCGCCTCAAGCCGCGACAATGCGCGGGCGACGATACCTTTAGTTGCCGCGGCGCAGGTTGAACGAAGAAGCAGCCAAGCCCGCCGAGTTTAGTAAGAAAGATTCGGCGGGTAATCCCAAACATCATGAATCAGCGAGGAAACCATGAAATACACAGCAATCATCATCGCTTCGGCAGCCTTTGCATTTTGTGTGCAGGCATACGCGAAAGCGCAGGCATATATGGACTACACAACAGACGCCGCATTTATCGGCGTGGACGCTATCGACCCATACGAAAACATCCGCGACGAAGTTGCCCGCCATGAAATGCAAGCAGCCGCGAAAGCGACACGGGAGCATGAAGCGGAAATAGCGCAAATGTACGAACAACTGAACACCGGCGAAAGAGTGCGCGGCGATGCGGAGGCGGCAAAATAAGCTACCACCAACCATACACCATGAACAGCAACCGTTCGGCAAAAGTAAAAGGTTTTATGGGTTTGCCGCGCAGCCTGAACGTCGTCATGCGAAAAGTCAAAGGCGGCTATCAGGTCGGAATCATGCCCGACGGTTACAACAAGGTTACGTTCCGACCAGACAAGACAAAGCGGGCGCAGTTGGAGAATGTTCAAGTTTTCAAGACGGAATCTGACGCGCGGGTTTATATGGATAGTCTTTTGGCGGGTGGGTTATGAAGATTCGATGTTCATCTATTGCCGACATCATCGGCAAGCCAAAAACCAAAGGCGAGACCATCACGGAGACCGCCAAATCAAAACTGATTGAGATGGCAAAGCGTGAACTGTTCGGCTTTGAATCTTTCGACGGCAACGCCTATACCGAAAAGGGCGACCTAATGGAAGAAATCGCCATCAAATACAGCGGTTTGGTTCGAGGCAAAGAGTACCGGAAAAACATCGAGCGGCGCGTCAATGACTGGCTGACGGGCGAATGTGATGTTTACGATTCAGACGACCGCCTGATTATCGATACAAAGTGTTCATGGGACATCGGGACGCATCCATTCTTCCGCGACGAAGCCGAAAAGAAAGCCATCAAAGCCGGCTACGACTGGCAAATGCAAGGCTATATGTGGCTGTTTGATTGCGACCGCGCCGACATCGACTTTTGGTTATTGCCCACACCCGAAGAGCTTTTAAAACCGTGGGAAGACCGCGAGAAATATATCAACCTCGTGGAAGCCATCCCGATTGAGAAACGTATCACGACCGTATCAATAGCGCGTGATGACGAAAAAATCGAACTAATCAAAGAGCGCGTAGCAGCATGTCAAGCCTATTACGAAACGCTTTTGAATCAATACAAATAAGGAATTTAAAAATGAGTATCGCCCAAAACCAAGCAGTAGCACTTGCAAAACAATTCAACATTCAAGGCGACCCGCAAGAGCTTGTGCAAACGCTTAAAGCAACCGCCTTTAAAGGTAATGCGACAGACGCGCAATTTAACGCCCTGATGATTGTATCAACCCAATACGGCTTAAACCCATTCACTAAAGAGATTTACGCATTTCCCGATAAAAACAACGGTATCACACCCGTGGTCGGCGTGGACGGCTGGGCAAGAATTATCAATAGCCATCCGCAATTTGACGGCATGGAGTTTACAGCCGACGCGGAAAGCTGCACTTGCAAAATCTACCGCAAAGACCGCAATCATCCGACAACCGTAACCGAATACTTGGAAGAGTGTAAACGCAATACCCAACCGTGGAACAGCCACCCGCGCCGAATGCTCCGGCACAAGGCAATGATTCAAGCCGCGCGCTTAGCGTTCGGTTTTGGCGGAATCTACGACGAGGATGAAGCGCAGCGTATCCAAGCACCTGAAACACCCAAAGAAGTAAAAGCAGACCCTGAGTTAGACAGTCTGATTGCTGATGGCGAGGCGGCAGCAAACAAGGGTATCGAGGAATACAAAAAATGGTTTTCCGATATTGGCGCGGCAGGTCGTCTGAAATTGGGCAGCGAGAATCACGAACGATTTAAGCAAATTGCCGAAAACACCATTAACGCCGATTCCGTTGATACCGCCAAACCTACACCAAGCCAAGAACTGTTCGAATCATTAGTTTACGCGATATCAACAGGCGTGAAAGAGGTCGCCGAAGTTTTGGATGAATACAACCTGACCGAAGAGCAAAAGGCAGAAATCAACGCCCTGTAAGGAGCCGTCATGTTCGCAGTGTTTGGTAAAAGCCGTCCCGAAGAAGAAAAACGGCGGCGGCTTGTATATGACAAAAAGCAGTCGAAGTGGTACGAGGACACGCGCAAATGGAAGCGGCTTAGTAACGCCCGCTACCAAATCAGCCCTGAATATTCGTCAATCGAGACGGCGGAAGAATTTATCAGGCTGTTTGCGGGGAATCCAGACATCCACATCGTCGGAATCAGGCAGGCGCAAGAGATAGACGGGAAGGTTGTCTGGAAGCCTGTCAAAACAGTTTTTAAAGAAACCAAAAAGGAAAAAATATGAAGTTCGAAGTATTCAATAAGCGACCAAGTAAAAAAGACGTTAAAGAGGCGCGAAGCTATTCATTAGCTACTGACCAGGCGGAAGCATTGGCTAGTGCAACCGCGCCTAAAAAGGGCGAGATTTGGAAGTCTCCAACCGGTCGCGTTGTCTTAATTAAAAGCGATCCAGTCGTAATCAATAACTCGACCGGCGACTCATTCGCCAACAG